ACTGAGTATGTGTATGTGTACTAATTTGATTATCAATATCGTTCTTTAATATTCTACCTTGATTAGCACTTAGTGTATCAACTATAGATGTGCTAGTTAAGTTATCTATAACTGTAGGTAAATCAGCACTTGTTAAATATTCAGTATGAGTATGAGTCGTTAATGAATAGTCAGTATGAGTATGTGTAATTACAGAATAATATAAATCATGATTATGTGTAGTCAATGAATACTGATTATGTGTATGTCCAATTGGTGAATAATCAGCGTTATGCGAATGACTTACTAAAGCATATTCATTATGTGTATGTGCAATTGCAGAATAATCTAAATCATGATTATGTGTAGTCAATGAATATTCTGTATGAACGTGATCACGTAAAGAATATTCAGTATGTATATGTGTTGTTAATGAATACTCAGGATGACTATGGACAATTGCCGCATAATCTAAATCATGTGTATGACCTACGTATGATTTCAATGCTAGTGCATCTACAGAAGCTGTAGACAATGGTTTATTAAGATCTGATGTATTATCAACATTTCCTAATCCAATTGTATCTTTCGTAATTATTATATTACCAGTCATATTATTTACAGATGTAACTAAGTTAGTATCATCGAAAAACATACTAGCATCAACACTGAACGTTGAACCATCGTCTCTAGTGAATATTAACGCATTTGTGTTAATATCATAAGTACCTTTTATAATCCTAGAAAGATTAGTATCATCTAAATAAAGCCCTAGATCAATTGTATCAGCTGTACCATCACCTTTATTCAGTGATAAAATGTTACCAGTCAGATTTAACACGTTAGTATCCGAAAGGGTCTGAGATGAGGTTTTAGTAACATATGTATCTAATGCTAAATCAATTGTATCTGATGTTGAATCAGCTTTATTGAGTGATAGAATATTTCCATTCAGTGTTAAAGCACCACCATTAATAAGAGCTTGCTTAGATGTTTTTAAAACAACGTTACTACTATTTAATGTTTCGGTTATTAAGTCTTTGAATGTGCTATATTTAATTCTAAACGTACTATCAGGTGCGCTAAAGTCCTCGGTAGCCATAACAATATTGTCTGTTAATGTTATTTCATTTAGTTGTTTTTCTTTTAGATCAATTATTGATATGAATTCCATGATTTATCCTATTATATTGCTTATTGTATTATTACCAGTATTTATCATTTGAAGATTAACAGTTTCATTTATTGAAGTTGGATTAATAAAAACATCAACTTTTATATTACCATTATCATTATAACAATGAACCTTACCTGAAATAATTCCTTTATTTGATTTAGCTTCTAAAAGAATTTTTTTAATTCCTAAAGCTATTTGTTTTCTATTTGAAGGTGTTGATTCATCAAATACATATGATTTAACATAATTTTCAACATATCGTTCTATATGATTAAATAGACTTCTAATATTTATTCTATTAAATTTACTTGGTGTTACTGTGTATGTTTTTTGTGTCATTAATATATTATTGTCTATTATATTAAAGCCGTGCTGATACATTTTTAACTTATCTATTTTACCTATTCTTGGTATTATTTTTTCAGTATTTAAAATGACACCTTTTTCTAATCCAGCACCAATACCCCAAGGTCTATCTTTAGATGCTGCTGCTTTTAACCCTGCAGTATCACCAGCAAGATTAACTAATTTGTATGTATTACTAAACCCGTCAAATTGTTCTTTAATACCAAATGTAAAATGAACATATTCACTATATGGTAATGACTTCAAATAATCAAATAATCCTGTTTTATAGTCATCAGTTAATCGTTCACTCGGGCTAACTTTGTTAGACAATTGGAAGATTTTATTCATTTCATTGCTTAAAGGTAAGCCCATGCCGATAAGTATTTTGTGAAAGGATTTGGGTAAACCTATGAATGCAATACAATCTTTTCGTGAGTTAGCTAAATTTATAGCAGCTATATTTGATTTGTCATTTCCTATTATTATATCAATTTCATAATCTTCTTTAGTAAATAGATTGTATGATTCTTCGATATTTCTTCCTGTAGGAACACCTGTGTATCCATTACCAAGTTTTATAATCATATTATCATAAAATGAAGGTATATTATTTGAATCAGTACTAAAGTATATGTACGAGCTATTGATAATAATTTCTGTATCAGGCACATAAAATATTTCGACTATTTTGTTGTTTCTAAAGACGATTATCCCTGTATTATTTTCCTCAAAGAATGAAAATATATTTTTTATTTTTTTATTATCATAAACTGTTACATTGTTATCAAAATCTTCTTTATGTACTATTGCAATTGATAAAATGTTACCCCATTCTCCTGGTGTTTTTGCGATAATATTGACATTATTGTTATAGTAGAGTTGGGTATTTTCATAATCTAATTTATTATTGATTGAAAAATCATAATTTATTATGTTAGAAGAATTATAATATGTATCACCTGCAGTTCTAGTTACCCATACACCATTTGAATATTGAAGGAAATTATATATTTGATACCAATCATTATGATGATAATTTATTCCACGGCCAAATATAAATTTGAATTCATTTATATCAGTGATAAAAGTTGGTACATTAATCGGGCCTTTTTCGAAATGGCCAGCAAAACATCCAATTTCATTGTTGATATTTGGAGTGTATTTAACCTTTTCTATTGTTGTTGTATTAACACCTGGACTTAACATATTGACCTTTATATTTAATTTATTTTATTTATATTCAGACATAAAAAACCGGGTTAAGAAACCCGGTTATCATTTGGAAGTATTGGTACGTTAATAATAATTATCCGCCAATGACCTCAGCAAATGAATTTGTTCCGGCATTTGTGAATCGTAAATTAATGTATTCTGCAACATAAACGGGTTTAATATAGATATCAACAATTAGTTGATTTCTACTGATTACATCGGGTGTATTATTTGATTCATCACAAATTACCAAGAAGTCAGTTATACCACGGCCAGCTTGTACTGTGCCTAAGTAAGGTTTAATCATAGAAATAATGCGATTTCTTGTGAAATTATCATTGAATTCCATAACTTGATATTTAGCCATTTTTGACAAAGCACGTTCAAGAGTATTGAATAATCCACGAACGTTTGCGCGGTCAAAAGATGAAGGCTTAGCAAGTAATGTTTTTTGACCCCACATAACTGTACCTTGACCAGGGAATGCAACAATTGGATTAATACCATTTTTGTAAAGCATATCACGTTGACCTTGTGTAGGATTGAAAGCAAGTTTAGTAACATTCTTAATTTGGCCACGTTCTAAACCAGCACTTGCCCACCATGATGCACGGTTTTGAGAAGTTTCAGCACGTAGACCAGCGATATCACCAGCAATATTAATCCAACGGTATTTATCGTTATAACGATCGTATTGGTATTTATAGTTACCACAACTAATTACGAACATATTGTTGTAATTAATGTTTGTATTAGAAGGATTGGTTCCTGTACCTTTTCTCCATGATAACAAGTTTTGAATAGCATTTGTTGATTTTTTACCAACAACATCTATATATTGCGGACCAATGAAACCAAGACAGTCTTGACGTGTATCAAGCAAAGCAGCAACAGATGCACCATTATCTAATTCATTAGCTATAACGATGTCAATATCAATTTCTTCTTTGTTGTTAAATAATTCGTATGCAACTAATAAGTCATCTTCTTGGATACCTGCATCATTAGCATATTCGAACGTTAAGTTGTTACCGATATAAGTTGAATTAGTTTCATCCCATAATAGTACATAATTAGCAATATTATTAGTGTTAGCAGATGAATTATCTACAACATAAATGTAGTTAGATGAAACGTTAATAACATTCTCGATGTAAGTAGATTTGTTATTAAAATCTTTTGCAGTTTCATCAAAATCAACAACATATTGTTCTACAATAGTGTCATTTTCTTTAATAACAATAGCAATTTCTGTACCTGTTGGAGCATATTCAAACAAGTCATCTAATATAACACCTTCAAATGCATAGCGTGTAACATGACTAGCAGGAGCAGTTGAATTAGCTAAGAAAGCGCTTGGGTCAGCCACACAAATAGATAAATTATTTGCAGAAGTACCCGGATTTTTAGCAATAAATTGAAGTTTAGAATTCGGGTTAGTAAAAATCGGTGTAAAGTTATTAGTAAACTCAAACGCATTAGCAACAGGTTGTACACTTGGTAAATAATCGCTAATAGCTGTAACCGCTGAATTAGCAACAGGGAAAGTTCCACTTTGAATTGTAACTTGTGTAATATTTGTATCATCAACAGCTTCAACAATACCGTTCGTAGTTTGAGTCCAAATATTAACAGTAGTATTAGCAACCACAGATTCAGAAGATAAAACTGATAAACCGCGATCAATTTCAATTGATGGAGCAACAGGATCAATAGCAACAATTTCGTATACTTCTGAATCAGTGCCGAATGTAATCGTTTGGCCAACACTTAAATCATTAACAGTAACCATGCCAACAGAGATATCACCACCAGTTTGAACAGCATCAATTAATACAATATCACCAGTTTGTGTAACAGAACCGTTTGTATTTGCCGCACGAGCGATAAGTAATTTGTTACCATATTGTAAAAAGTTATAACATTGGAACCAATCATTATAGTTAGTATCAGTTGGGTAACCATACATAGAGATTAGTTCTGAAACAGAAGTAATCAGTTTATATTCATCAACAGTACCTTTTGTAAATTGACCAGAAAATACAGCGATAGAATTTGATACTGAAGGTACGATAGTACTATCATCAATTTCCGTAACGTATACACCTGGCGAAAGCATTTCAGCCATATTAAAATTCTCCTTTAAGTTTATGAATTAGCATTACTTTCTGTATATCATATAATTAATTTAAATGAGTCAGAAAAACCATTTGTAATTTATTCATGCATTCATAAAACATGACATTTAATTGGACGAACCTAATTAAAAATACGTTGGTAGTGCTAAAAGTTATAGTTTTTAGACATTACGGTCACTATGAATTATTAAATTATTTATATTTTACATAATATAATTACCAACTAGAACTATCATCTTCCTTATAGAAATTAGCGAATAATGGGTCTTTTTCTTCTTTTTTGATCTTTTTGAATTCATCTTTTATTTCATCGTTAGACATTTTAAAGATTTCTTGAAGAATTGTTTCAACAGCAAATAATTTACCTTGATGTTCTTGTATATTTGTGTAAATACCCATTTTAGAAATGAATGCTTCTAATTTCATTTTTTCAATAAATTTATTTTCTTGAACGAATTGAATCTGTATATCTTGTTCAATACTATTCCATTCTTCTTCATTCATAATGCCACAACTAATAATTTCACGTTTTAGTATAGATTTAAACATAGAAGAATAAACTAATCTAAGTCTTGATATGAACATGAAAAATTTCATATCTTCTTTAGTTGTTCTTGTCTCATCAAAAGACCATGATTGATCAGTTTCTGGATTATTTGAAATTCTGCTTACAGGAATTTTTAATGATCTGTACAACTTTTTAGAGAAATATAAAATATCATTTAATTCACCTAAATTACCAGTCTCATCCAATGTGTCAACAGTCGTACCTTTACCACCGGAACGGTTAGCGAACCAATAATCTTCTACCATAGATGTTATATGTTGTTGGTTAGAAACTTCACCAGATTCATTATTAAAGAACTTCTTATATTTGAATTTAGTCTGATGCTCTCTCATAACTTCCGAACCACGCTTATTAGGTAAATCAGAAATATCAACGTTGAATATACGTCTTGAAATACTTCTACTAAAACGCATTGGTACTAATAAATCTTCTAATGTTTTTAACATATTAGCAGTTTTTATAGCATTATCTAAATAACTTAATGTAATTTTGCCATCATATAAACCAAAGTCTTCACGTACAATTTCTTCTATACTGTATTGTTCAGACTTATCAATTTGTGTAGTAAATTGGGCATGTTTATCATCTCTGATGTACATATATGCTTTTTTACTTTGGTTATAGTATAACAAAGATGGTTCAATCATTTTAATTGATTTAATACCATTTTTTGTATTTTTATTGTCATAAGCACAATGCATAATCATCTGACCATCAACATAACCACGTCGTACAATAGAAAATAAATTCCTTTTTATATTAATAAGATTACATATTTTAACAAATTTTTCATTAATAGCTTCTACAAGTTTGTTGTTTTCTTGATTAATAACTATCTTCAATGGCATCTTATCGTCATAAGAAAATATAATTTCATTAACAATTTCGTCTACTGCTTCAGTTACATCAGGAGTCATTGACAAATGTCTATATTTCATTATTTTATCTTTCTGACGAAATAATATATCCGTTTGATCTGTTGAACCAAACAAACAATTACCGCCATTATCATCAAAAAATGAACCAGTATTTGAGTAAATTTCATCAGCTTCTAAATCCATTAATACATTCTTATCAGTAACTTCTGAACTAAGCTGTAATGTTGTTGGTCCAGTAAAAAATGACTGTACAGTTTCATTCAATAACATATTCTTTTATCCTTTAATTAGTAAGATATTTTATTTATAAATAAAAATAAAAAGGAATAAACGACGTGAATTTTAATTTCAATGACCAACCAGAATATAGTTTAAATACATCTATGGGTGAAGAAGTAATTAACCTTTATGGTGTAAGAACTAAATTTTTGATTGCTGAACAAATCAATAAAGATGATACTGTTTTTGGTGATTATTCACATTTAAAAACTGACAATACTAAAATATATGATATCTATATGATGCCTGAGAATTCAGAAGATTGGGATCAAGATGGTTATAATGTTAATATGTTTGGTAATTATAATTCATCTAATGTGACTTTATTTGCTGCTAAATCAGAATTTGATAATATGATTGCACTTAATAAAATTATAGGTAATTTGATTGTATTTCCAAATGATAAAGTAATGGAAATTTCACATGTAGACTTCGTTGTTCCTGGAATTAATAATTTATTCACATATAAAGATGCAAAATCTATATACAAATTAACATGTAAACCGTATGAATTTAAACTTGTTCATGAAATTGAAAATACTGATATTAGTTACGATGTAGCTGGTACTGATCATGAAACATTGGATGTGTATTTTAATGAATTAATTGGTAATGAATTAGCTCAAAATACTGAAGCGGAGATTACTCCTCAAGTTTCAACTGTGGACAAAACTCAAGCAGTTAATCAGAAGGTTGAAAAACCTATTGTTGATAAAGAAGAAGATGATGTTTGGGGTCAATTTAATTAATTATTTAAGATGTTCTTCAGTTAAACAAATGAACTTAAACCCATTAGCTTCTGCATATTTTTCAGCTGCTGCCCATTTGGCTAAATTAATATGATACGTCATTAATGCATTTTCATAGTTCATTTTAGCTTTAGTGGTTTTCTTTGATGGTTTTCTAGGTGGTTTAGTTTGTGATTTAGGTTTAATTTCGACTAAAAATTTATCACCAGATGAAAATTCTAAAAACAAATCAATATAATATCTATGATACTTACCATCTGTTGGCTTTATATACTTAATAGCAAATGGTTCTAATGACCAAGCGACTATATGTTTATTCCAATCAGCGTACTTAATAGCTTTAAATTCTAAGCTTGACTTATAATTGACGTGACCGTCTTTATAAGACTTCATATGCTCATCTACTGGTTTTACGAACTTTTGTGGTGATATTAATTTATACCACCCCTGTTTTACATTTTTATACATACTTTATTTATAAATAATACTAAATAATCAAAGGAAAAATCATGAGAATTACATCTAAAGCAGCATTAGTCAATTATATAAAATCTATGCTTGGTGAACCATTAATTAGAGTCGAAGTAACTGATTTTCAATATGATCAGATTATCGATGATACAATTCAAAAGTTTACTGAATATGCGTATGGTACATTAGAAGGTACTGTTCTTGTTCAAATTAATGGAATGAATACATATAATATGCCTGATACAATGACTAATTTGAAACAATTATCGAAAGGTAGTACAAGTAACATTACTAATTTCAGTGCTAACTATGGTGCTGGTTATGTACCTGATTTGTGGTCTAAACAGTTTTTCTCAGGTTCATTAACAGGTGATATTATTCCAAGTATTATTGCAATTAGTTCTACTAAAGCTATTTTAGATAAGTTTTTTGCAGATGATATTGCACATAATTTTAATCATTTGTCTAAGAAATTACAAGTACTGGAAAACTATAAAGGTCCTGCATTAATTTATTACGAATATGAATATATCGCTGATGAATCATATGATTTAGTGTATAATCACGAATGGATTAAAGCTTATGCTATTGCAAAAACTAAATTATTATGGGGTTCTAACGTTGGTAAGTATGACCAAACATTGGTAGGTGGAGCACGAATCAATTATGAAAATATTCAACAACAAGCTCAACAAGAAATAGAATTATTAAATGAAGAACTACGCAATAAATGGACTGATCCTGCACCAATTGATATAGCATAAAAGGAGTTTACTTTATACTCCTTTTATTAAAAATATTATAAAATTAAAATATTCTTTTTTTTCTTTCTTTCTTACTTTCTTCTAGAACTTGTTCTTGTTCATTTTCTTGTTCATTTTCTTGTTCATGTTCTTGTTCATTAAGTGCTTCATCTTCAGATGCAGTTGTTACAGCTGATGATTCGTCCATTAAAATTTGTTCTT